GAAAATGGAACTTCAATAATACCTAAAGTTGATCCTGGCAGTTGGGCTGCCTTGCACAAAAAACCAAACGTATCATTGTCATCAACTGAAAGTTGGCCTGCTAAAGTAACTCTAAACAGATTTGAACGAGCGCCCGTATTAAGGGCGGTTTTCAAATCGTTAATTGTTGTAATTGCCATATAATTCTCCTTATTTATTCTCTAGTATTTATGCGGCAATTTCAGCAAATGTAGCGTTACCTCTTACAGAAACAAAGTTGAGTTGAATGAAGTTAACAGAACGAATTGGTTGTACGAAAATATCGCAAACAAATTCATTAGCATTTACTACATCTTCTGGATTGTTTGATTCGTCACAAACAACTCTGAATGCTGTAATACCTCTTCTAGACTGAACGCTTCTCAAGTAAGGAACAACTAGACTTACGAAACCATTTCTTGTTGTTGCATCGTTTTGGTCAAACAATACATTGTCTGCGGCTTGTCCAATTGTCTTTTGTAATTCAATAAACAATCTACGAACGTTAACACGATTCATTGAAGTGTTTTTCAATGTAAATGTCTTGTCGCCAAACAAAACTGTACCTTGACCAATTTGTGTAATAACTGGATTAACTGCGGCTTTGTACAATGTATCTCTGTCAGCTTGATTTGGATTGTATGCTAAACGAACTAAGTTTTGAATACGACCATTGCTGAAACCAGCTGGAGATAACCATGGCTCACGATGAAAATCGTTACGTGCCATGCAACCTGCTGTGTCAGCATTCAATGGTACATAAACATATGCGTCATTGTATTTGTCGTACTGATATTTCCAACCGCTGTCTGCAACTGCGTATGTAGAACGTGTAACTGTGTCTGCCCACGATAAGATTGCGGATGTTTCAGAACCAGCATTGTTAACAACGTTTGCTCTCAATGGAGATACGCAAACAATAACGTCTTTTCTAACTTCAGCAACGTCAGCAATAATTCTGTTTGCTACTGAAGCAGTTGCTTGACCAGATATAATAATAGATGTTGGAACTTCTTGTTTGTTTGCAAGTAAGACATAAGATGTTGATCTATCGCCATCTGTGATTGCAACACCATCAGAACCACCAGCTAAAGAATATGTTTTAGGTGTATTTACTGCTGTGTAAGTTGTACCAGACAATGTGTTACCCCAATTAGAGCCAGCATTGTCGTGGGCAGCCCACCAAACCCAATTAGAACGATCATTAACTACATCTTTGTAGTAATTGCTACCACCAGCATCTGCTTTAGCATTAGAAGCCTTAGAAAGGTAACCGAATTTCTCTATAACTGTATTTGCTGTACCAGTAATTTCACCTGTTCTGTCTTGAACAACAACGTGCAATTCATCGCCAGATGCGCCTAATGCGGAACCATTTGTAGATGTTCCTGGTGCAGAATCAAACTCACTAAAGAATTCCCAACGGCGTGTTCCTGAAACAGCAGATGCACCAGTTAAGTGTGCAGATTCTAATGTAAATGATGTTGCATTAGCAATCGCAACAACTTTAGTTGAACGACCAGACAATACAATGAAATCACCAACTTGCATTTGTGTATTTGCAAGACTTCCTGAACCAGTAACTGTCGCAGAACCTGCCGCTACAGTAAATGTTCCAGTCAATGTGTTAGAAAAAGCCGCTGAACTTGGGCAAACAGAAACTTTAAGTGCGTTTCCTAATGCGCCAGAATAACGACCAGCCCATGGACCAACGTTAAAAGATGCTGTGTTAATGTATACGTCTTCGTTTTTAATTGAAGTACCGGTACCTGCTGTGCCTGAACCAGTTGTTGCTTCTGCTGTGGCATTCAACGCTGTATTTGCGCTACGAATAATAAACAATGAATTAGTATAACCTAAAAAGTTAGATGCTGACAAAAAGTCAACTACGTTAGTTGCATTTGGTTTACCAAATTCATTCACTAATTCAGTTTCATTAGAAACTTGTACTGCTTTATCAATCGGACCCCAACGGAATTGACCAGCAAATGCGCCAGATGTTGAAGATACTGCTTGCGAGGAAGACACCAAATCTGATTCGGTGATCTTAATTCCTGGTGAAATTAGACTTATAGCCATTGAATTCTCCTTGTTATAATGATGTTTTGTTGTTAGGTTTGTTTAATTTATTTATAAAAAATCAGATTTGTGATAGTTCTCTACTTGCCAAACTTGCCCTCCTGCATCAACCAATTGATTTTGTTCTTCACCATTATTTATAAATCCAAAAGGAGTGACTTCTTCTTCAATCATTTTGATTCTTGCTTCGTACAATTCTTTTCTTATATTGATGTTTGTCAACTCTTTAAAGTATGAGTTTGTTGTCAACCATGAAAACAGCACTAAAGGCATAACTAAGTCATCGTGATATCCTTCGTCAGCAGAGTAACTGCTTCTTTTTTCAATGAATGTTGAAATCTCAGCTATCGTGTCAGCATCATTGATAATGAGTTTTTTCCCTTCAACCAATGACTTGAAGTTAGAGCATCCAATGCGTTTAACTTTCTTGTCTGTGATGACACCAAGCTGTGTTTTATTTCCACCAAAACCACCATTGACAACTTGACCTTGTGGTGTTCTGCTAACAGAAATAATATTTTCATATTCATACTCAGCATACAGAATCTCTGCAACTTGTTCTGAAGAATTGATTTCAATTAGAACGTATGCTTCATTGTATTCTCTACCAACTCTGTACAATACTGATGGATACAAAAGAGGGCTGATTTCATTGTTTCTATATTTACCTACAATTCTGTATGGCATCTGAGTTATGTCAATAATCTGAAATGCTGAATAGTCACCACCGACACCCTTTGCTGTGTCTGCAACAATACAATACGCATGATCTTTTTCAACATTTTCGTATATATCTAGCCCATCTTTCTGATAGATGATAGGGCTAGCCGACATTTGTGCAATAGAGTCAGAAGCAATGAGTGTGAGACTAGAACCTAAGAAGTTACATAAGACTTCTTGATTGAACTTCAATTCACCAAGCAGTCTTCGCTGTTCAGACGCCCACTTCTCATCACGACCAGGAATCTCCCAATATGGAATAAACAGATTGACAAATCCATTTCTATCGTTCTCTGCATCATTCCAGAACTTCCAGAAGTGGTTGTATCCTAGTGGAGTAGAACTTAGCAGAATCTTTGTTGTTTCACCAGCAGAAATCGTAGGATAAACTGAGGTAAAGAATTGTTCTGCTACATTGTTCGGTATGATAGCGGCTTCGTCAACGTACAGCAAGTTAACTGACTTACCACGAATACCTGATGCGCTTGTTGCGGCTGTGAATACGATTGAACCATTCTCTAAAGCAATGTCACCTTTGTTCCATGTAGTGACACCTTGCTGAAGCCATGTAGGAAGATTCTCATACATGATTTGATAACGATACAAAACTTCTCTAGCGGCTGTTGCTTTGTTTGCTAGAATCGCTACAGTCTTGCTTCCTTGAAACAATGTGTACCAAAGAATGTAAGCGGCTGAAGTTGTTGTCTTACCTTGTTGTCGCCCTTCCATAAGAATAACTTTACGATTCTCATGGATAATCTTTACTTTATTTTTTTGACAATCGTATAGTTTGAATGGCTGAAGCCCGTGATCTAGCGTGACAATCTTACAATAACTTTCAATGAAGTATATCGGATCGTCAGCACATCTTAAATATTCTTCAATTTCTTCTTTAGTGAAATTGAGTGGTACGCCAGATGCTTTTAAAAGAGAATTTCCTAGATAGGATTTCGCTGTCATCTCTTGCCAATTAGTTTCTGTAACTCTGCTGTGCTACCAACAAACAACGCATTTGTTACATGCTGTGTTGGTTGTTGTGTATCATCTTTCTTACTCTTCAATTCTTTTACTTTTTTGCCTAGGTCTAACAAATCTTTGTTCGTGTCTGACAATGTTTTAATCAACTGACCAACAACTTCATACGCTCTTGGAGACTCACCTTCTTTTGCTAAGAATATAATGTTTTCCATAGCAATTTTGCCTT